CGTCAAAACTATGTTGCCAAAGCTGGGGACACAATGACAGGTCCATTGAATATTAACCACGCGAGTTCGTATCTCAGAGGAAAGAACAACGGCGTTGATGACTGGTTTGTTGGACGAGTCAGAAATAATGATAACGATGTTGCACTGGTATCCTACCAGTATAACACAGGTATACACCTCAAGTCCGACAGAGTTGAATCGAACAAACCTATCTATCGAGGCAATCACCTCGTGTTTGACGAAGGAAATTTGCTTCCCGTTCGACAGATTGATTTGCGTTCTATTGCTAATGGGCAAATATCTTTCCAAGATGCTACGCCTGCGCAGTTACCGCTTGGAGCTTTCGTGGGGCTATCTAAAAAATCTCACTTGAATGGTGCGGGCGATGGCTGGATGATGATTAACAAAGGCTCGCCAGATAACTCAGGAGCATTTGCTTGCAATCGTATTGGTATTTCGGGCGATAGAATACGCTTCCAAACTGCAAATAATCTTAATGCTTGGGGGAATACCATTGAGCTGGCCAATCTCAGTGATTTTATCTATCAAAAAAATCGACAAGTTTTTGAAAATTCGATATCCTGATGGAACGATGATTCAAACTTTTACCAAACGTATGACCAACAGCGATTATTCAACATCTACAGTTTTGTGGGCTCAATCTTTTATAACACGTCCAATTTTATCTGGTATTGCTCGTTATGAAGATAGTATAGGCGACCACGATTCAATTGTAACTTTTGTGAAAGGTACGGATCACGCAAAATGTGTTTTTGTCAAAGGTGAAACTTATAACAACCACAACGAGCTCGCTTATGTAGATGTAATAGCTATTGGGAGATGGAAATAATGACAGTTTTTTATAAAGACGGTTTTTATAACAACGACCACGGCGGCTTTGTACCAGAGGGCGCTTGTGAAATTTCGGCAGAAACCTACCGCTTGTTACTTGAAGGGCAGGCTCAAGGTAAGTTGATTATTAATGATGGTGAAGGGAATCCGATTTTAAGTGAGCCACCGCCGATACCTATTGAAGAACAACGCCAGAAAATTCGTGACGCCATCAACACCCTACGAGACAAAAAAATCAACGGCGGTGTTTATGTGCCAGCGATTGACAAGTGGATTGACACAGACGCAACAGCAGAGCGTAACATCTTGTCTGTCAAAGCGACGTTTGATTTATTCGGCGACCAAGAAATTCCGTGGACGTTCGCCGATAATTCCGTTGCGATGATTAATAAAGAAAAATTGTTAGTCATTTGGCAGGTGTTAATGGAGGCGAAAACGGGCAATCACGCCAATGCCTTGAAGCATAAGGCGATGGTGGAACAAGTAGAAAATCCGCTTGAATATGATTATTCGGATGGGTGGACGCAGACTTATGAGGAATTTGCAGGAGCTGCAAATGGATAAAATCTACCTTGCACTCTACAAAGGCAATGCCAAAAACTGGCGTGAACGGCTTGAAGATTGGTTGATTAGAAAGGCAACCAAAGGGCAATACTCGCATTGTGAAATTGCGATACATAGAAGTCGAATTTACGACCATTATCACCAAGAAGAGTGGTTTGAGTGTTATAGCTCAAGCCCTCGTGATGGTGGTGTGCGTTGCAAAACTATCAACGTATCTGACCGCTCTAAGTGGGATTTGGTTGAGTTACAAAATGTGACAGAGGCTCAAATTAGATTTTACTTTGAAATAACCAAAGGTAAAAAGTATGACCTTTGGGGAGCATTGGGTGTAGTGCTTGGATTTAAGCAACGTGGAGAACGGTTCTTTTGCTCTGAATGGTGTTTTAATGCGATTTTTAATAGCGAACAGGGCTGGCGATTTAGTCCGAATCAGTTGGCTGTGATTTTAAATAAAAAGGAGATGTTGCGATAATGGAAAAAGAGCAAAATACCGGCAAGCAAGCAAGCAAGCAAGCAAGCAAGCAAGCAAGCAAGCAAGCAAAAGTGTAGCCTACTTTAAACAGGCTCCGCTACCATTTATTGGGCAAAAAAGAATGTTTTTACAGCATTTTGGGAAACTACTTGAGAATATCCCAAATGATGGCGAAGGCTGGACGATTGTAGATGTGTTTGGAGGCAGTGGTTTGCTTAGCCACGTAACCAAGCGGTTAAAACCCAAAGCAACGGTTATTTATAACGACTTCGATGGTTACGCAGAGCGATTGGCACATATTGATGATATTAACCGCTTACGCCGACTTATTTATCCATTGCTTGCTGCTTGTGAAAAACGGAAGAAAGTACCGAATGACGTAAAAGCCCAAATCATTGAGGTAATTAAAAACTTTGACGGCTATATCAATGAACATATCTTATGTTCGTGGTTATGTTTCAGTGGTCAGCAAGTTGCAACACTAGACGAGCTGTTCAAAGAAGATTTTTGGCATTGCATTCGCCAATCGGATTACTCAAGTGCGGACGGATATTTAGACGATATTGAAGTGGTTAGCGAAAGTTTTTACACGTTACTGCCAAAATATCAAAATGACCCGAAAGCGTTGTTTGTGTTAGACCCACCATATCTTTGCACTCATCAGGCAAGTTACAAACAGGCAACTTATTTTGATTTAGTGGATTTCTTGCGGTTAATTCATCTAACCAGACCGCCTTTTGTGTTCTTCAGTTCAACCAAAAGCGAGTTTGTGCGTTATGTGGACGCTATGATTGAAGATAAATGGGATAACTGGCAGGCGTTCCAAGACTACGAGCGTATTGTTGTAAATACTTCGACGAGCTATTCAGGCAAGTATGAAGATAATATGGTGTATAAGTTCTAAAAATAACGCCCTTTAAAATTAGTTTAAAGGGCGTTTAAATTTAATCTAATTCAGATAATAAACAATAAAACGGCGGTGCTGATGGGGCAAGGGTTGATGTAAATTGTACAACGCTATCTTTGCGACCATCTTCAATAAAACGAATATCTAAGAATGCAAGGTTATACACAAAGGTTTGTCCCCGTCCGTTTGGTCAGGTATATTGCGATCCGTCAATGGTAAAACGTTGTTCTTCTCTTACCGCAACTAAGGCTAACTCTAACATCATTTCTTGCTCAGTTCTCATTTTGAAGGTTGTCAT